AGTATACTCCATATAAAGACAATTGGAAGTTTGCGGATAAATAACTAGCATATAGGGAAATATTAGTGAATATGACTAGCTATTTAAAAAGGCTGAAATAAACATAGATCAGATGTGATTAAAGTCCACAGTCTATCGTCTTCAGATTCCCACACACAGAGAGAATGTGCCGATTATACCATAAAACTCACACAAAGTCAAGCGATTTATTTAGCTTTATTTAGCACAAAGTACTTGACATACCCCAGCCAGAGTGGTATACTAGCTATGTTGAATCGGAAAAGGGATAAAGAATGTCAATATCAAGAACGCTCATAACAACCAAGACTACACCATCTAATCATATCAAGTATCTGCTTTGGCAGACAGACCATTATGCATATGAGATAGAGCTGATCAATCGGGCATCTGTCTTTAGAAAGACCGTTCCATTAAATCAGATGGCGTTCGAAGAAGCCTGTGAAGTGTTCACTAACAACTGGTCAGAAGAGTCATTCAAATCGGCTACCACAGAGAGAGATTATTTACGGTATGCCGTATTAGCTAATATCGATAGTGCTTGACAAATGATGTTGTATGCACTATAATGGTTATATAAGATAGAGAAAGAGAGACGAATATGTATAGAATCGCTACGGTAGAGGATGCAGAGAAGTATATGGAGCTTGCGTTTAAAGCTCAGGTTGCACCACATCTAATTCGTGCAATTGATGTGTATATTTCGATTGCTGAGAAGCTTGCGAACAAGGACAATAAGACCATACTGGAAGGACTCCTATGAGACACTACGAAGACAACGTGCCCGCCCATACAATAACATGGAAGCAGTCAGCCACCGTGTACAACGAGTGTATGCGCCGTGCAGAGGACATACTTGCATCGTCTATCTTTGCGAGTGTGGTTGATGAGAATGATATGTTCACGCTGACTGAGAAACTGGTAGAGGAATACGAATCGTAATGTCACTATTAGTCATACTGTTGATGGGATGGGCTGTATACATGGTGCTTACATCGCCATTGATAACGCTTGTGTTTCTATTCAAAGCTTTCGTAGTGATGGTGTTAGGAATAATAGCATGGTTCGGGTTGATATTAATATTAATATAATGCTCGAAACTGCTTGACAAAGGTTGCCCTATGCACTATAATGGTAACATAAGATGAAAAAAGAGAGAGACTTCTGGAGTGGTAATCCCACTAGGTCATTTGACACTGCTAGTCTTTCTCACTTAGGAGAATTAGTCTATACGACTTAACAGTTTGAGAAGAAGCCATTAAGGTTGGTTGGCCCACGATGAAAGATCCAAATATATTATGGTGTGGGGGTACATGTTGGTTTCTTCTCAATTTATATGCAGTTGGAGTACAGCGAACAAGACTTGTGTAAATCTATAAAAGAGTATCAAGTCGGGATATGAGTTGTATGAGGACATCACACACCGATGGATATCGGATGTACTATTTGTCCACTGACACTCTCACACTTGAGACTGATCATCTTGAGTGAGGGGGGAGCTTATTAATAAAAAAAGAGAAAGGGGGCTTTAAAACTGGAAGCGCTTTACTAAACTATAAATGCAATAAGGTGTCTTTGAGATATTTTCTAATAACCTCTACTGGCCACAGAAAGACCCCCCCCTAAAACTGAGCGCTATTCGATTGCACTACCCTGTATAAATACTAAGGATATATGATGAAAGTACTGAAAGAAATAACCGAGTGGGATTCTCCCAATCAGCCTAACCATACTTACATTCTTAATGATAAGTCACGATTGATTGGGTACATACCGTCCTCTGCATCCCCACAACCATTCTGGTTCAAACAACCGATGAGTTTCTACAAGTCTCGCAGACAATTCGTAGAACAACCTCATCTCGAAAGGGCGTTATCATGAGCAACCCTCAACTAAGTTCTTTTGATACCAATATGTTAAACGCAATTCGTGGAGAGATACATCACCTAGAAAGAAGGATGGTGATTCTCAGAGAAGATTCTAATGACCGCCCTAAAGAGCTAAGAAATTACCCGATAGTATTAGAGTACCTTGAACTAAGAGTCCTTGAGATAGAGTCTCATGGACGAACGAGGCCGTTCTGATGTATACATGGGTAACACGCAAAGGGGATAAACAAGCATCTCTACGCTTATCGGAGGGTAAGTATAAAGGTGTTGTTTATCAATACGGCAAAGTTGCATTACCACAAGAGGATGAATTAAATTCCAAAGGGGACTTGCAATTTCGGTTTGAGTATACTATACTGGATAATGCAGATATTGATAGAGAAGAATTCGGAGAAGAGTTCTTTAATATCATTGGTGATATACTAGTAGAGATCATCGATGAACACACAGAGGAAGAAAATCTTGAGTATAGATCAGACGATTGAACGAACAACACTTTCAGAGCTTGTCGGAAACGAACAGTATGCTCGTAAAGTATTACCATTCATAAAGGGTGAATACTTTGCAGATAGAACAGAACGAATAGTATTCGAAGAAATACAGAAGTTCGTAGAGAAGTATAACGCACTCCCCACGAAGTCTACTCTGGAGATAGAGATAGACACACGCAGAGATTTAAACGAGAATGATATTTCCCGAATACTGGAAACAGTCAAGTCATTGAAAGCTGACAAAGAAGTAAACTATGATTGGCTCGTCGAAACCACAGAGAAGTGGTGCAAAGACCGAGCAGTCTATAACGCAATCGTTGAGGGTATCTCAATCATAGACGGCAAAGACAAAGCTCGCGGCGCCGATTCAATTCCAAGCATACTCACAGAAGCACTCGCAGTAGGGTTCGATAATCATGTAGGTCATGATTACTTAGAGGATAGTGAATCTCGATTTGACTACTACCATACCGTAGAGGAAAAAATCCCGTTTGACTTGGAGTTTTTTAATCGAATAACCAAAGGTGGATTACCTCCGAAAACCCTAAACATCGCGTTAGCAGGAACAGGTGTCGGTAAGTCTTTGTTTATGTGCCATGTAGCTGCTAACTGTATGTCTCAAGGAAAGAATGTATTGTATATAACTCTGGAGATGGCAGAGGAACGTATCGCAGAACGCATTGATGCAAACCTAATGAACATCTCTATGGAAGACTTGCATGATCTACCCAAGCAGATGTTTGAAAGTAAAATCAATAAGATTATTAAGTCTACCTCTGGCAAGTTGATTGTCAAAGAGTATCCCACAGCAAGCGCACACTCTGGACACTTTCGTGGATTGATTAAAGAGTTGGCTATCAAGAAAACATTCAAGCCAGATATTATCTTTATTGATTATCTGAATATCTGTTCGTCATCACGATTCAAGGGAAATGCAAATGTGGGTTCGTACTTCTATATCAAATCAATCGCAGAAGAACTGAGAGGACTTGCAGTAGAGACTAACGTACCTATCATGAGTGCCACTCAGACCACTCGTAGTGGATTCTCTAATAGTGATGTAGGTCTGGAAGATACCAGTGAGAGTTTTGGTTTGCCTGCGACTGCTGATCTTATGTTTGCGTTGATCAGTAATGAAGAACTAGATGAGCTGAATCAGATTGCAGTCAAGCAATTAAAGAATCGATACAACGACCCGTCAGTCAATAAACGATTTGTGATTGGTATTGATCGTGCGAAGATGAAACTGTATGACATTGACATATCTGAACAACACACTCTTGCAGATGCAAATCAGACTAAGGGCAAAGAGGATGACTTTGATACACCTGTTTTTGACAAGTCTAGATTTGGAAGCTCGCGTGGTGACTTAGGTGGATTTAAAATATAATGAACTCGTATATTACAGTGTATGATAAAGTTCTCTCTGATGATCAGTGTGATTACTTTATTGACAAATTTGAAAGGGATACTTCTGCACAAGAGGTTCAGAACAATTCTCATTTTTCAGAGGAAGGTGTAAGAAACGCAACACTCACTCAGATTAATATGCTTCATTCTCCTGAGTCTATATGGAAAGAGGATGTTAATTTTCTGATGCACACTATCGGCAGATGTGTTGAGTCCTATAAAATGGAACATGACATCACACCCTATCAATGGCCTGACAAGTATTCGTTAGAACCCCCTAAGATGAAAAGGTATTTGGCAAATACGTCTGATGAGTTTCCACCACATGTTGATGTATTGAATTATGAAACCGCAAGACGATTTCTAGTTATCTTTATGTATCTTAACAACAACATGGGTGGGCATACTTATTTTCCAAGTATGGATGTAGAGGTTGAATGTAAAAAGGGTTCGTGTGTTATGTTTCCGCCTTTATGGACACACATACACGCAGGAGCTAGACCAATAATTGCACCCAAGTATATTATTGGGAGTTACCTTCAATATGTTTGAAATTAGGCTTGACAATTTGGTATGTATGTAGTATAATATAGTTTAATGAATGGAGATATTTGAAATATGACTAATAATAATTTTTTAAAGAGTATCATCAAAGATGTGGGTAATGAATACGCAAATTTGGTGAGTGACGGAGTGGAGGCTGGTGATGTTGATTCCTTTATTGACACAGGCAGTCATGTATTCAATGCGTTGCTGAGTGGAAGTATCTATGGTGGTCTTGCATCGAATAAGATTACTGCGATTGCTGGAGAGTCAGCAACAGGCAAGACATTCTTTCTGATGGGTATTGTCAAGAACTTTCTAGATTTAAATCCAAACGCAGGAGTGATATACTTTGAGAGTGAATCTGCAATTACTAAGCAGATGGTAGTTGATAGAGGTATTGATCCAGAACGTATGGTGATGATGCCTGTGACTACGGTGCAAGAATTTAGAACTCAATCCCTAAAGGTGTTGGACTCTTATCTATTGCAACCCGAATCACAACGTCAACCACTCTTCCTTTGCCTAGACTCTCTTGGTATGTTGAGTACTACGAAAGAAGTTGAGGATACCGCAGATGGTAAAGAGACAAGAGACATGACAAGAGCGCAAGTTCTCAAAGCTGCGTTTCGTGTTCTCACTCTGAAACTTGGTAGAGCAAAAGTTCCAATGGTAGTTACCAATCACACATATGATGTTGTGGGTTCTATGTTTCCGCAAAAAGAAATGGGTGGTGGTTCTGGACTCAAGTACGCAGCTAGTTCTATCATCTATTTGAGTAAGAAGAAAGAGAAAGATGGCACTGAAGTTATCGGTAACATCATTCACTGTAAGAACCACAAGTCTCGTTTGACTAAAGAGAATAAGATGGTTGATGTTCGACTTACTTATGATAAGGGACTTGACAAATACTACGGACTGTTAGAGTTGGCTGAGAAGTATGGTATCTTCAAAAAGGTATCAACACGATTTGAACTTCCAGACGGAAGCAA